CTATTGTAGCTAACGGTTAGTGTAAGAATAGTTTAGGATTAAATAACAGAAATTATGAAAGATATAATTACAGCAGAAGATATGATTAAAAGATTAGGTTTAGAGAAAAAACGAAATATTATGAATATAGACTACAGTAAAATAACAAATAACTCAGAAGTAGTAAAGCTTTTGAAGCAAAGATTAAAATTGGAAGCAAAGATAAAAGCACTTGACCCAATGGCTTTAATAAACCACGAAATTGAGTTATTATCTTTACCTGATGTTGTAGAGCAAAGCGAACAGTATTGCGACTGCGATAAACCTGCTCCTGGAGACAATGTTTGGAGTTGCGGTTGTGGTAATCCATTTAAGAAAAAAGATAAATAGCAATATTGCCTACAACGGTTTGGGTATGAAATGTAATTTTAACGGATTAAATAAAACTAAGGATGGAAAAGTGGACGTATAGGGAAATGGGTAGTAGGAATAAAAAGACTGGAAAGTTATCCTATTATACTGTAACAGTTACAGATTTTAAAATAACCGATTGTGAATGTCCTGCTAGGGAGTTCCGTAGTTATACTCCATGCAAACATATGAAACGATTAAACGAAAAATTAACACATTTAGCTATATGAATTGGTATCAATTAGAAGTAGAAGCAGATAAGTACGAAGAATTGCAGGAATTACTTTTGGAATTGTCAAAATAATTTCGTATATTTACAAAAATAAAGATGAAAATGAATAACCAAGAAGATTCAGCCAAATTTGTATTCATTGCAATGATTGGCATCGGAGTATTAATATTAATTTTATTATTAACAGTATAAGTTATGACAACACAAAGATGAGTGAAACAATATACATAGGAGATATACATGGTAGAGATGTATGGAGAGATATTGTTGCCAAACACAAAGATGCTGATAACATTGTTTTCATTGGAGATTATTTCGATTCATTTGATATTACATCTGTAATCCAATTAGATAACATTAAGAAGATAGTAGAGTTCAAAAAGAAGAGAGAATTAGATACTACTAAAAAAGTATATCTCTTAATCGGAAATCACGATATTCACTATTGGCCAGGGATTAAAGAACGAGGTAGTACATCAGGCTTTCAATCAACTATGTCATTTCAATATGAACAATTCTTTAGAGAAAATGAAAAGTGCTTTCAAATGTCAGTACTAATCGATAATAGATTATGTACTCATGCTGGGGTTAGTTCTCAATTCTTAAAAGATGTAGGTTTCTATAAGCAAGATAATGTAGATGAATCAATGATATCTAATTATCTAAATGAACTGTTTCACCACAAGCCAAATGAATTTACATTCAATGGTTGTTATGATAGAAATAATACAGGCAAAAGCCCAAATGGACATGGAGATGATGATTGGCAATCACCAATTTGGATTCGACCTCATTCATTACAAAGAGTTAATAAGAATACAGAATTAAAGAAAAATTACATTCAAATTGTTGGGCATACTCAACAACATCATATTGATATTAAAGGTAAAACGACCGGTGGTAAGTATTATTATATTGATACACTTCCTATTGGTGAATACCTTATCGATACAGATGGTGAATTTAAAATAGGATATACAACAATTGTAAAATACACATAAGATGATTGAGATTTCACTATTAGAGTTCTATGCTAAATATTGTAAAGTAAATGGAAAAGAACCTACCATAACAGATAAGGATAAATGGTTGCTTGAAAATTTAGAGAGTGGCAATATACAAAGAGTATGGACTCGTAAATATGGATGGCAATACAAACAATTGTAAAATACATATAAGATGAGAAAAATAGAAATAGAAATAAGTGAAATATGGGGGCAAATATACCTCCTTCCCTTTATAAAGATAACACATGATAAGTTTCTTAACGGAAAATATGAGTTTATAGTAGGGTGGTTAAAATGGGAAGTAATTATAATGTTATGAAAGGAATATTAGAATACAATTTAGACGAAAGAGAAGATGAAATGGCAATGAAAAAAGCTATGAAATCATCAGATATGGCAGGATTTATATGGGACTTACAACATAACTTTTGGAGAAAATGGAAACATGATGAAACTGATTTTAACTTAGAAACATATAGAGAAGCATTGGGTGAGTTATTAGAGAATTACAATATTAACATAGATGAGTTAATAGAATAAAAATTAAAAAAGTTAGATTGAAATTAAATGATTGATTTCCAAAGTGAAGGTTCAATAGTAATGAATAAAGTGTATATGCACCCAATATGGTCGGATGTACATCTTCACCCTGCGCAAAATAAACTATCATTACTCTACATCTACGATATAGAGGAAAAGCGAGAGGTTGTTATCAACATTGGTAATAGTGATTACCATACATCATCCCTAAGTGATATAACATTCGATATAAAGGAGGCAAATGTATTTGGGAAGAAATCCTTCCTAAATATGATAGAACTCCCACAAACGGTTGAAGCGGGGTTGTACAAATACCTACAAGATAACAAAACCCTAAAAGAATACCCAACATCAGCACATACATTTTATCAGAGAAAGTTTCATAATATGAAATGGGTAAATAATTTAATACCTATCACTAAACATATAGAATCTATCAGACAAACAAGAGATGAATTCCTACAGTATTACGATGTAGGTGGGGGAATCGAAAAAAGTGTGAAGAAATTTGACAATTTCTACATAGAGCCGTTATCCAAAGTAGAAAAAAGTGGGATATGGACAGAGAGTGGGATGGAGTGGACTCAATATCATCCGTTTACGTTAACTTCCCGCCCTTCAAACAACTTTGGGGGTATCAACTATGCTGCACTTAACAAAGAAGATGGTAGTAGAGATAGATTTGTGAGTAGATTCGATGGGGGTAAATTAATCCAATTTGATTATGATGCATATCATCCTCGTATTATTGGTAAGATGGTAGGAGAACCGATTCCGTTGGATGTGAGTGGACACCAAACCCTAGCAGATATGTATGGGGTATCTTATTCGGAATCAAAACCAATAACGTTTCGTCAATTATATGGTGGTGTTCAAAGTGAGTACTTACATATACCGTTGTTTAAGAAAGTATCACACAAAATAGATAAGATGTGGGTTGAGTTCACACGTAATGGTTACATTATTACTCCAATGGGTAGAAAGCTTGTTAGAACGAACCTAAACGATATGAACGCTAATAAACTATTTAATTATGTTTTACAATCAACGGAAACCGAATTAAATATGGTTATACTTTTAAAATTAATGGAGTTTATGAAAGATATGAAGTCTAAAATGGTTTTATATACATATGATTCATATTTATTGGATATACACCCTACTGAAATTGGGGTATTAAAAGAATTAAAGATACTTATAGAAGTAAATGGCTTTCCAACGAAAGTAGAGGCTGGTAATCGGTATTCAGAGATGAGTTCGGTTGAAATGAATAAATAGGCAAATATATGAAAGATTTTCTTAAAGAGATTATAAGGTTATGGTGGGTTGAAGCTGGAACTGCATTAAAAAACCCTAAATCAGAGGCATCCATTAAAGCACTTAGAACAATTTTAAAAGAAGACTTAGATTTTCCTAGTGAAGCCATTGAATACATAATTGAAAATATAAAAAATCCAATTACTCACTTTGTATCAGATACTACATCATCATCAGGAATAAATGTTGGTAAAAATCAATCTGCAGTTTCAGCACAATTACATCCTGATTGGGATGATGACGATTTAAATGAAGATGGTAACGATTTAAATGAAGCTGAAAAGTTTTCTGCTATAAAGAACGATACTAACAATCGAACTGATTTTGGAAGTCAACAAGCTAAAGATGCAGCAATTGCATTAGGTACACATACAGATATTAATAAAGATACCGGTGATGCAGAGGAAGATGATTCTACCGAAGAAGAAACTCCCGAAGACAAATTGGCCAGAGAAAAGGCGGAAGAGAAAGCTGCTGAACCTGAATTTGATAAAGCTGCTCAAATGGATATGATGACCGCTCTCGAAAAGGATGTGGTTAAAGCAAACGATGATAAAGTTGAAAAAGATACAGCTGGTGAGAAATCAGAACCACAAGCAAATGGGTATGTAGGTGATAAGGATAAAAGTTTAAAACAAGGTGACCCGATAGAATCTGATGTTTATCAACAAGAGTTACCACCTGATGATAAAGAGTTTACAGAAAAGAATAAAAAGTTTGCAAACCCAATCCCACCCGAACCATATAAAATGCCGGATTTCTTAAATGATAATCCTAAATTCCCTAAGAAATATGTTAAGGCATTAGAACGTATGATGAATACACAGCCAAAGGGTGATGCTACTAAATGGGGGCATTTTTCTGATATAGAGGGTGGAGCCGGTCAAATCTCAGCACAAGCTGGTGAGTTAATGACTATGATGGGTTCTACTATGAGTGATGATGAGTGGAATGAATTTTCTAACTCAATTCTTAAACATGATGATGATTTCAATAAAGCTAATCCAAAACTTAAAGCTTCTAAACATAAGATAGTTGATAAAACGTGGGTAAAGGCAGCAACACAAAGTAGAAAAGCAATTAAGGATAGATTAACTGCTCAATATGGTGAAGGTGTTGAAATTGTAGCAGGTGCGTGGGATACACAATCTGATGTAGAAGCCATGGGATTATCAGATTATGAAAAAAACAAAGGATTTTCAACTGATATGTATCTTAAAGTAAGAAAGTCTAATGGTGAAGAAGTTTTAGATGAGGTATCATTAAAAAAATCAACTAAAGTAAACTTCCTAAATTCAGGAGCTGGTGAATTTGCAAAATGGGATAAAAACTTACCTGATGAAATTAATCAATCCGTATATAGAGATAAAGCTAGAGCTCGTAATATATCAGTTGTTAATGAAAATAGAGCTGAAATTGAAAAGTTATTAAAATCACCTGAAGGTGCATCATTAAATGCTTTACTTAAATCTAAAAAGATGAATTTGGATGATGCATTACAGGGTAACTCTAGAGCTAAACAAAAAGTTCTATGGACTGCTATTAATGAATTAGCTAAAAACGGAAACAAAGGTGCACAATCTACTGTAGATACTGATGATAAAGCACATAGACAGTTTCAAGCTGATTCGGTTAAAGCAATTACTGAAAATCCAAAAATGAAAGAGGGTATGTTGAATACCATTAAAAATGAGTTTCCATTAAAAGCTGTAAGTGATGGTGAAGAAACTATGGCCATCGGACCAAACTCATTAGATAAGAAAACGATGAAAGAGATATTTGGTACTGATGATTATAGTATATTAAAAGAGAACTTAGTTGCTGAAGATGGACCACCACCATTTATTGGATATAAAATAGAAACTTCAGGTGAAGTATTCGCAATTGCAGATATTGTTATTAGAGAAGATGGACGTGGTTATGGTGGTCAATTTAAATTTGAAATGCAGTTGAATCAAAAATCATTTGCAAAACGACTGGAACAAGCACAAGCAGATGTTTACGGTGATAACTAAATACGGAGAGAATGAGTGAGAACACAACTATTATGTAGCTTTACCGATGAGAATTCATTTGAGGGGTTATTAGAAACTATATTTAAAAAGTACGAAATATTCAGTAGAAAGATATTCATATTAAAGTTAGACCCTTCTAAAGAATTGGTGATAAGTTATAATATAATACCAAATGTTAATTCAGAGTTTTTACCAAGTACTATAATGGTACATCGAAAGCAGGAAAGTAACACTCTATACACTATTAATTCATTAAACAGTTTGATATTAGACTTAAACAATGGTAAGGTAGATAACGAATACCAAGTAGATTGGCAGAATTACAAAAATTCAATGGTTCTGACTGATGGGGGTGGGTATAAGATAATGAAAACACACTTATTCAGAATAGTCAACGTTAATTAAAATAATTTAATATTTATTAACATAAAAGACCAGCATAATTTGGTAAATCCAATTAAATGTTGTATATTTACAAAGTAAAGAAATCAAAAGGATAACACTATGGCAAATTTAAATGAAAACAGACGTTTAATGGAAGCGCAAATCAAATCATTAAGAAATATCAACGAAGCTTTGGGGATGACCAAAGGGAAAGATAACAGACTAATGAAAGATTTAGAAAATATCATAGGTAATGAAGTTGAGTATACTACTAAAAAGAACGGTAGAGTATCAGTTATCACATCATTTAGTGTACCTGGTGGAAAAAACAAATTGGAAGTTGAAGAAGATATGGATGGAATGTGGGTTGTAACATTGAGAGCTAAGAAAGGTATGAAAATATGGGCTAATGAGTTCGATTTTGGATTTAGTGATATCAAAGATGAAGAAACTGCAATGAAAGCTGCAATGAAAATGGCTAAAAAGCACAAAGGTGCATTCGCTTACTAAAAAGAAATTACAAAATATATACAGAAAGGATTGGTTAATCCAAGTTCTTTCCGTATATTTACAAACCAAATGGGTTATAATCACATCAATGAGTAAAGTACCTACTAAAGCAGTTATAAATACCGCAGAATGGCCTAAATGTGTATATTGTAAAGAATCAATACCGGTAGGATTACAACTCAAAAGAATATGTTTAAAGTGTTTAGGTAATAAAAATAAGTAAAATAAATTAAAAAAAACAACAAAACATTAGGAATATCCAAATTAATGTTGTATATTTACAAAGTAATGATTGAGAGATGTACTCTTTCAGCCTTACAGATGTATTGGTTATTTAGAATTGGCGTAAAGTTCGCCCTTAGTAAAATAAATAATCGGTGGTTTTAAATCCACTATAAAAAATTAAGACCAGGTCAACGTATGGGTTTAAATTAACGTTGAAAAATAATAAATGAAATATAATTAGGAAATTAGAAATAGTTTTCGTATATTTGTTTAAATAATAATAATTAATAACTAAAAACATAGTAAATTATGGCAATTGATTTAAATGCAATTCGAAACAGACTAGACAGTCTACAAACAAAGGTAACAAAAACAGATAACCTTTGGAAGCCGAAGCCCGGCAAACAGCAAGTAAGAATAGTACCTTACATCCACAACGAATCCAATCCGTTTATTGAACTTTTCTTCCATTATGGTTTTGGTGGTAAGAATATTCTTTCACCCCAAACACATGGTGAAGCAGACCCATTAGTAGAGTTCGCTCAACAACTAAAGGCGACTGGTGATAGAAACGATTGGAATTTATCAAAAGATTTAACACCCAAAATGAGAACTTATGTTCCCGTTGTAGTTCGTGGTGAAGAATCAGAAGGAGTTAAGTTTTGGGGATTCGGTAAAACCGTATATCAAGAACTACTTGCTTTCTTTGCAGACCCAGACTATGGTGATTTAACAGACCCGATTAGTGGTAGAGATATCACCGTTGAGTTTAAGACAGCAAAGGAGTTAGGTAAGAACTATCCTGAAACTTATATCAGAGTTAAACCAAATCAAACACCTATTTCAGAAGATAAGAATGTTTTGACAATGTTGAAAGACCAAATTGAACTTCCTGGTATGTTCAAAAAATATGATTATGATGAAATGAAAGGTTTATTGGAAACTTGGATGGAAACTGGGAAAGTTGGTGAAGATACGGAATCTGAAACTCAACCTACTCAAACAGAATCACCATTTAAAGGTGATACCCCACAAACATCAGCACCACAATCATCAGCACCTTCTTCGAAGGCAGCAGATGTAAAGGATGCATTTGATGATTTATTTAATAACTAAAATTAGGATATGGCAACGAAACGTGATGAATTATCTTCACTTCTCGCCAGTAATCTTAATAAAAAGTTCAAAGGACAGGCACAAGCTGCATATTTCTTAGATGGCTCAGAACAGACACCCACCGATTTAACGGAGTGGGTGTCTACTGGGGATGATATGTTAGATTTAGCAATATCGAATCGACCGAATGGTGGGTTTCCTGTTGGACGAATAGTTGAGGTTACGGGTTTAGAAGCGAGTGGAAAATCTCTATTATCTGCACATACATTAGCAAACTGCCAGAAGAAGGGTGGGTTAGCAGTATACATAGATACAGAGAACGCTATCAATCAAGAGTTTTTAGAAGCATTAGGTGTTGATACCGCAAAGTTACTTTATGTACCTTTGGAAACGGTAGAAGATATCTTTGATGCTATGGATTCGATTATTGAATCAGTAAGAAAATCTGATAAGAAACGATTAGTAACAATTGTAGTTGATTCAGTAGCAGCAGCTACCACTAAGGTAGAACTTGCTGCAGATTATGACCAAGCGGGTTATGCAACCCAAAAGGCTATAATCATTTCAAAAGCAATGAGAAAGATTACAAATCTTATCGGAAGAGAAAGAATCTTAGTGGTATTTACAAATCAACTGAGAGTTAGAATGGGAGTATCCTTTGGAGACCCATATACAACATCAGGTGGTAAAGCATTAGGGTTTCACGCATCTTGTAGATTGAGAATGAAACAGATGGGTAAACTTAACGCTAAAATCGGTGGGGTTGAACAAGCAGTTGGTATTAAGACTAGAGTTCAGGTTATTAAAAACCGAATGGGACCACCATTACGTTCAATAGATTTTGAAATATATTTTGATAGGGGAATTGATAGATATGCTTCATGGCTTAACACTATGAAAACATATAAGTTACTAGAACAAGGTGGTGCATGGTACACATGGACTTCCAAAGAGACTGGTGAGATTATTAAATTCCAAGCAAAAGATTTTCAAGGTAAATTGGATGAGAAGCCAGAGATAAAGGAGGAAATGTATAAACAAATTTGTGATGCATATATTTTAGGATACAAAGAAGCATCCGAAAACGCAAACACAGATACAACCCAATTAGATGATACACACGAAATATAAAGAAATGGTTGACAATCTATCAGAAACAAAACATGGTGATGTTAATGATAAAGTAATGATTGTTGATGGATTGAATATGTTTATCAGATGTTTTGGGGCAGTTCCAACTTTAAATGATGATGGGAATCACGTCGGTGGGGTAACAGGTTTTCTGTTATCCCTCGGCGCTCTTATCCGAAACAATAAACCTACCAGGGTTTTTATGGTATTTGATGGAAAGGGTGGTTCTACTCGTAGAAAGAAAATGTATAAAGGTTATAAGGAAGGTAGAACTGGAATGACTAAAGTAAACAGATTAGCTGGATACGAAGATTTAGAAGACCAGAGAGAATCTATGAAGAATCAATTCAATACGTTGATGAGATACTTAGATTTACTTCCAATCGATGTATGTTTTGTAGATTACGTTGAGGCTGATGATATTATGGCATATGCTGCAAAGCATGTATTCAAAAAAGAAGTTTTGATAGTATCATCTGATAAGGACTTTCTACAATTAGTGGATGATAGGATATCAGTATGGCAACCGATAAAGAAAAAGATGATGTACAAAGATGATGTTCAAAAATTATATGGAGTTCCATCAAAGAACTTAGTGTATTTCAGAATCTTCGATGGGGATAAATCAGATAATATTCCAGGTGTTAAGGGTGTAGGTCCTAAAACAATTTTAAATAAGTTACCATTCCTTCAAGAAGATAATATGAGTATGGAGAAATTGTTTGAAAATGTAGAGAAGCTTGATGATGAGAAGTTAAAGGCAAAAATAATGAATAGTAAAGATGTATTAACATTGAACTACGATTTAATGCAGTTAAAAGAACCAGATATGTTGAGTGCAGCAATAACCTCAACAGTCCGTAGCATGATAGATTCACCAATTGAAGGATTAAACTCATTTCAGTTCAAAAAAGATTTTATGGTTGATAAACTATACACTGCTTTTAAGAATATAGAGGTATGGTTATCAAACACTTGGACCGAATTAGACACCTATTCAAAACAAACTAGAAAATAGCTTGTTAGTTTAGAATAAAAGTCGTATATTTACAAAGTACTAATAAAAAACTATGGATACATTCGGGCAGAAATTTGGGACTAGCTTTCAAATAAAAATAATATCAGCGTTATTATCTGATAGAATATTCCTACAAACGGTATATGATATCTTAAAGCCTGAGGCGTTCGATTCGGAGGCTAATGAGTGGTTAGTAAAGATAATACTAAAACATTTTGATGAATTTTCCAAATTACCCACCTTAGATGTATTCAAAGTTGAAATAGATAAGGTACAAAGGGATGTACTAAAACAAACGGTTTTAGATAACTTAAAGCAAGTTTGGAATAAGTTAGAATCTGATGATTTAGAGTATGTTAAGGAACAAACGTTGGAGTTTTGTAAAAACCAAAACTTTAAGGGTGCTATCTTAGAATCTGTTCAATTACTTGAAGAAGGTAAGTTTGATGTTATCAAAGAAAAGATTGATAACGCTATGAAATCAGGTCAAGATACTGATATCGGACATGAGTACAAAGCTGATGTTAAACAAAGGTATGAAGAAAACATTAGAAATGTTATTCCGACTGGATGGGATGTTGTTGATGAATTAGTTGATGGTGGGTTTGGAAAGGGTGAACTTATACTATTTGCGGCACCTCCGGGTATTGGTAAATCTTGGGCATTAATTAATGTTGGGATGGCAGCTGTAAAAGCTGGTAAAACTGTGGTTCATTATACATTAGAGTTAAACGAAGGTTATGTAGGTCAGAGATATGATGCTATACTAACAGGTACAGCAGTACCTAACCTAAAATATAACATCGAAGAAGTAGAACGACAGGTTTCTAATTTATCAGGTGAATTGATAGTTAAGTATTGGCCTACTAAATCTGCTGGATTGAACGCAATAAGAGCGAGTCTTGATAAATTAACATTGCAGGGTAAGAAACCTGATGTGATAATTTGTGATTACGCAGATTTATTATTGGGTAATAGTAGAAAAGAACGACACGAAGAGTTGGAAGAGTTAGTAGAAGGATTACGAGGTATTGCTGGTGAATATGAATGTCCGTTATATACAGCATCACAAATTAATCGAAGTGGAGCAGATGCAGATGTTATTACAGGCACATCAATAGCAGGTTCATTCTCAAAATTAATGACTGCTGATTTTGTGGTATCATTGAGTAGAAAGATTGAAGATAAATTAGCAGGAACGGGTCGATGGCACGTAATTAAAAACAGATTTGGGCCAGATGGAATGACTCTACCATCTAAAGCAAATATGAGTAATGGTAGGATGGATATTTATTCAGATGATAGCATTGATGGTAAAAAAACTCAAAGTGATATGAATAAAGGTGAATCATTAGTTCGTAAGAATTTATTACAAAAATACAACGAATTAAAAACAGATACCGATTTTTAATCTATATTTATTATCACCCCAAATAAGTTAAATTAACAAAATTAAAAGGAAAAGAATGGCATTATTTAAAGAAAGAATGGAGTATAAACCATTCGAATATCCAGAGTATTATACCGAAGGTTGGTTGAAGCAAGCACAAGCATTTTGGTTACATACTGAGATACCAATGCAAGGTGATATTAAAGATTGGAATGAAAATTTAACTAAAGAGGAAAAGAATTTAGTTGGTAATATTCTTTTAGGATTTTCACAAACAGAATGTGCAGTATCCGATTATTGGACTACTATGGTTACTAAGTGGTTTCCAAAGCACGAAATTAAACAAATGGCTATGATGTTCGGTTCGCAAGAAACAATTCATGCAACTGCATATTCATACCTAAACGAATCTTTAGGATTAGAAGATTTTGAAGCATTCCTACACGAACCTGCAATAGCAGAGAAGTTTGATTTTCTAACATCTACTACATCCGAATGGACACATACGGATTTACAAACAAATCCTATAGCACGAAAAGAAGTAGCCAGGTCATTAGCAATATTCTCAGCATTCGCCGAAGGGGTATCTTTATATAGTTCTTTCGCAGTTCTATATAGTTTTCAAATGAGAAATCTTTTAAAAGGTATTGGACAGCAAATGAAATGGAGTGTAAGAGATGAATCTTTACATTCGAAGATGGGTTGTCAGTTATTCAGAGAAATGTGTAATGAATATCCTGAACTTTTTGAAGAAGTTAAGGATGATGTGCATGAAGCAGCAAAACATATGATAGAAATGGAACATAAGTTCATTGATATGATATTTGAGCAGGGTGATTTAGAAAACTTAAAATCATCTGATTTAAAAGAGTTTATCTCAAAAAGAGGTAATGAAAAGTTAAAAGAATTAGGATACGAACCTACATTTGAATTTAATGATAAGAAAGCATCTAATTTAGATTGGTTTTATCATCTTACCGGGGG